ACAGCATCAGCACCAGCAGCAGCATCAACATCAACATCATCAGTACCGGCAGCAGCATCAACATCAACATCATCAGTACCGGCAGCAGCATCAACATCAACATCATCAGTACCGGCAGCAGCATCAACATCAACATCAACATCAACATCAACATCATCAGTACCGACAGCAGCATCAACTTGAGTAACATTATCATTTGTGTCGTCTATAGAAGTAGCTACTGCGGTTTCTTGTTGTTCCTTAGTGAAAATAACAATAGGCTTAATCATAAAACTTTTATCAATGCAATTACTATTCTCATCTAAAATAGCTAAATAAGTCCCACTAGTATTTTGAGTATTATCCATAAATTTTTCTAAATCATTTAATTGAGTAATGCGAGTATTTAATGTATTATCATCATCACCATGAAATACTAAATCGTATGTATCTAAAGGAGTTTTTTCTAAAAAATTCAAAAATGAATCAGTATCAACATTTTGTATATTTTGTATTATAGGTTCAATATCAGTTTTACTTAAACTCATACGAATTATTATATATATTATACATAAAATATATATAATTTTAATTTATCTTAAAAGGTACCGTTAGGACGATTGTATTTTTGGACAGCTTCATCAACAGTCATCTCACGAGTAGTCATACCACCACGAACCCAACCATCTAAAGCAGATTCTTCGACGGTATTAGATGGGTCAGAAACATAGTTTTCCATTTTATCATCAGTAGGTTGTAAAGAATATTCATTAAAAGATTTATCCATAATGGTAGAAGTGCTTTTACGGTCGGTAACTGCTTCACCTAGTCTTAATTGAGATTCAATAGTAGGGTCAACACTACCTCTGCCTAAATAAGGAACAGTAGAAAAGGGACGTTGGAATAATTGTAGTTTTTCAAAAGGTCGTTGTTGTTCAGCTTTAATGATTAAATTCGATTCATTATCAATAGAAGTAGGATGTAAGCCATTTCCGTGGGTTACACCGCTAAAATTTAAAGTGGGTTGGTCAAGAGCAAACTTTACATGATGATTCGAAAGTTGGCTACTAAAATTATTAGATAAAGTATGATTAGCATAACGAGTATTATCTAATGTTCTTTGAGAAAGGTCTTCAATGTCTGTGCCTATGCGTCCGGTATTATTAAAAGTATATGCAGTTAAATCGGCCATTTTTATATTATATTATAGATAGAGAATGTATTTTTATGGAATTGTTAATTTAAATATTGGAGTATTGATAAATAACCTAAATATAAAGAAAAAGCCATAATAAACATTCCTTTTTGAAAATCAACAGATTTATAATAATAGTATTCATTCGCAACAATAAAAGCTTCTAAAAAGTATGTTCCAGCAACAATAACTTGACTAGATTGTTCATGTAATGTTCTTCCATTTACAATACGTATAATACCATTTGCTAAAATAGAATAAGCAACAAATCTTTCTAAAAGAGAATCTTTTTCAATTACATTCGTTACTAAAGAAAGACGTAAACTTTTTATATTAGGTAAAGAAACATAATTTAATATTGTTAATGCACTGAATACATCATACATCCCGTGCACCATAACAACAATAGAAATTGTTTGTAATAAGTTCATTTTATATATATTATATACAATGAAAATAGATAACTAAATTAATTAATATGGCGGGATAAATTACGAGCACATGCAAATTGATTGCCTTCTTTGCATGAAACCATACTACCATAACAGAAATCAGCAAAAGCCCCTTGATCATTAGGTATGGTCGAGCCAGGATTACTGGTAAATTGTCTTAAAGATTGTTCAAAATGCATATTATTATCCACGTTGTTATACAATTTATCAACGATATTAGGTTGGTCAGGATTTAATTCTTGAACGGTTTTTTTTACTTGTTCTGTAATTTCATTACGAATATTATTATTAAAAGCAGGCGGAGCAGGTTTTTTATTTACATTATAATCATAGTCACTAACTAATACATTGTTTAAAGGGTTGCTAGACGTTGGTTTTTCAAAAACATCGTCTCCTAGTGAAACACCATTGGTTTTCAATAAATCTTTGGTAGGGTTCTCAAATGTCTCAACAAATTCATTGGATATTTTTTTAGATTTTTTTGTTTTTAATTCTTTCATATGATAATAATGTAATAAATAAATAGTAAATAGAGTAATAGCGGTGAAAACAATAGTTTTCATATTTTGAGAAAACGAGAAACTAAGTATAAAAAGAAAAATAACAGTACGTGTAATAGCATTCAATTTTTGGTTATAAGTCATATCTTCCATAGGAAAAAATTCAAAAATGTAAGATTGATTAAACAAAATATTCGGGTTCTCAAACCAAAATGGAATAGAAGGTTTTGTGGGTTTATCCATTGTTTCTTTTTGATTATCTAAAGATTTTTCTTCCTTTTCCACAATTTCTTCGTTTTCGATATGATTTTCATTAGTAGAATTTAATTTATATTCGGACATCGTATTTAAAATATAATTATATATTTTTACTATATATAATTATTACTAAATTAAATAGAAATACTTACAAGAGTTATAAAGTCTTTTTTAAACATTTATTATCAATTTGTAATGTATTACCTTCAGTAGATTGTGGAACTATATGTAAAATACATTTAGATTTTTCACCATACAAAGGTTCAGTACAGCCCTTTTCATTATTTACTAAATGTTTATCAGGAATACTACACCGGGCTCTAAAATGTTCATATAATTGTCTTACATCCTCATATTTTACATTGGATTTTTTATTTAAGTTTTCATTTACTAATTCATGTATATTGTAAACATATCTGGAAAAAGTATCACGGTTTTTCAATTGTTTATTGTTTAAAGGGTATTTTTTTAATAATTCTTTAAAATTATCTCTGCATTTACCGCAAGGTAAGACATGTTTTAAACTAATAAAGAAATCTTTGTAATGTTGCATCTCATCTTTAGATGGTTGGTCGGGATAATTGAAACTCATAGTATGTAAGAAATGCCACATACCAGGTCCCCATATAGTGGTTAACATACCATCTTTACTAGTAAAATCATCACTTCTATACGTATACTCTTTTGATTTATTGGGTTTATTTTTACGAGTTCTATTCATTAGTTATATTAAATTTATATAATAATTTATTTAAATATTCTAAATAAAATATGCACATAGTGTATATGTCTACCTTTATTGATAGCTTAAAAAAGAGTTTAGCACCTTATTATACTTATATTATTGTGCTTATTGTATCTATTGTCTTCATAATAGTATCCTATTTAGTCATTCAAAAATATAAACAGAAATATATAAAAAATGAAGGTCTAATGAATGATGTAGCTAATGCGAATACACGTAAAATAAATGAAGTAGCAACTATTATGATGTTTCACGTTGATTGGTGCCCTCATTGTAAAACCGCCAAACCTGATTGGGACCAATTCAAATCTCAATATGATGGTAAAGTAGTTAATGGATTTACTATTAAATGTATTGACCATAATTGTACAAATGATAAAGACAGCAAGGTGCAAAGCTTATTGAATAAATATAATATTGAATCTTATCCAACTGTAAAAATGTTAAAAAGAGAAGAAGTGTTTGATTTTGATTCTAAAATAACAAAAAGCAGCTTGAGTAGTTTTGTAAATGTTATGTTACAATGATTCCATAACAGTATTACATCCTTTATTTATTAATTCAACACGATGTTCTTTATTTGAAATCAAACTTAAAATAATTTCTATAGATATATCTGCAAATTCCGTGCTATAATGTATACCTGTTTCAATAAATACTTCTTTATTGATGTTTTTAATTAGATTATTTAAAAGAACAATTATATAATCTAATAATGTTCCTTCATCTTCTATTTTAGAGTGAATATTATCTTTATAAGAAATACTTAATATATTTTCAACATTAGCCCCGTTATCAATGCATGGTTGAACCGGAGAATTATTAAAGATACCACCATCAATTAAACATTTATTTTCAAAAATACAAGGCGCGAATATAACAGGAACAGATGCTGAACTATATACAATATCAATTACTTTCCACTTGGGGTGTGTTTTATATGATACATCAATAGTTTCAAATTCATTTAAATCAGTTACAAATAAATGAAGTTCTATATTTGTAACATGAAAAAAATCTTCAAACGTTATATTTAAATCAATGTCTTTACCGAGAAATAATGGTTTTAATGATTCTTTGATTACAGACAAATCAAACAATCCTTTCCTTTGAAAAATATCAAATAATAAATACATATTAATATTAAATACTTTCTCCCAAGGGCGGTTAATAATATAGTTATCACTAGTTTCCCAATCATATTTTAAACACAATAATACACTTAATATAGCACCAGCTGAAGTTCCATAAATTGTTTTGATATTATTGATATCCCATATTTTATTTTCAGCACTTTTTTTTAATACACCATAATAAGTAAATAAAGTAAGACCACCACCGGATATTACTATATGTTCTATTGTATTTTTTATGTTTGTTTCAATTTCTTCATGTATATCTTCTTCTTTTTCATTTTCCATATAATTAAATTAATATGTAAGATTTTAATATGTTTTTTCTGTTTACTATAATATAAGGTAATGTCATCCATGTTTTTATACACCGATGATGATGATAGTGAACAACATATCAATATAGATGAATTATATAATAATAATCAACAGCGTGATTTAAAACAATTATCTATTTTTAATAAAATATTAAATCGTATTCATACAAGAATTAAACATACCGCACGAACTAAAAAGGTTGATAAATTTATTTGGTATAATGTTCCCGAATATATATTTGGAGAACCATGTTATAATCAAGGAGATTGTATAGGTTATTTAGTAATGAAATTGCAAAAAAATGGATTTCATACAAAATACGTTCATCCAAATACTTTATTTGTGTCTTGGGGCGATTGGGTTCCGTCTTATATTCGTAATGAAATTAAGAAAAAAACAGGTATGATTGTAGATGAAAAAGGGAATATGATTGAAAAAGTTTCAAGTGAAGAAGATGTAGTAGATGAAAACGATATTAATGCCGGTCTTTTTAATGATAAATCAAATCCACCCGTTGATAAACAAAAAAAAGTATATACTCCTGTAAATGAATATCAACCCACTGGTAAATTGGTATACAATAATGAAATGTTTGAAAAAATTGAAAAGAAGATTAATAAATAATTAAATTTTTGTTAATAAAAATAGTATATAATTATTAAAATGGATAATTATATAAATAAAGAAAGGCGACCATCAGTTATACATGTAAATAACCAAAATGTAGTTTTAGCAGATATGATCGATAATATGGACCACCCATCCATTTCATGTAAAAAGAAACCTAAAAATGTTAAAAAAAAGAGAATAAATATACGTTCATGGATTAAAAAAACTTGTTGTTCTTGTTATTAGCGTTCAGTTAATTCACACCCAGTAGAAAATCCATAAATGGTATCATCCATAGACCAACCATTTTCTTCCAATAATTCTTGGTCGATATCACAATCTTCAATATATTCATCATCATTTTCAGGTGAGAAATATAACAACTTTTTAATTTCTCGTAATTCTCCTTCATTGTATGATGCTTCATTTTTAATTTTTTCATAATGGTCACAACCACCTGTTAATTCTTCTAATGAACAACCATAATCATTTAATATAATTTCATCTTTTTTTAATATTTCTTCTTTTTCTTTGTCTGTTAACTCTATTTCGAATGTACCCCAATAAAAATAATCTGTAATCTCGTAAGTAACTCTTTTTCCATTTGAAAGAATATTATTCCATTGTTCAGTTTGATAAGAAGATTTTTTATAATCCGCGGTGATTGTGTAGAATTTACTTTCCATTATTATACAATGCTATTTTGCTTTTATGTTATTATAATAATATTATTATCATATTTATAATATTATTTATGCAGTTTTAGACCATTTTTCTTTATTATAAGAATTCACCTTTAAATATTTATCTTTATTTTCTTTCCACTGTTTTATTTTCTTTTCTAGTTCTTTTTCTTTCTTTGTTTTGGGACGTATTTCATCAATATTATTTTGTAATGCTAATAAATCATCTTCAGTAGCTTCTGGTTTTACACCATAACAATTGACGCCAAATTTAACATACGGGTTATCAATAAAACCACCGTTAATACCTGGTCTACCACAATCATTACGATGATTTTCTTCACTATTTAAAGAATCTTGTTGTAATTTATTCCACGAAGCCTTTTGTGTAGGGAATAAAGCTAATTGATTTTGAGACCAACCATAATTACACCATTCTGCACCATTATTGTATGCTTGTTCAATTTGGTCATATGTAGCTATCTCGGCATCAAATGCTTTGCAAACAGCTGCAGCATCATGATAAGTATATTTGTTATTTGATACATTAAATACTTCTTTTTCTTCCACACCAACAGGGTCTTTTTTTGTTGTACCGTCAGTATCTTCACTTGTTTCTGTATTTTCTGTTTCTTCTTTTTCATTAAAATAATCTACTATAGAAATATCAAAAACAAATTTGAAAAAATTTACAAATAATAAAACTATTAAGGTTGTCCAAGAAGTACTTTCAATAACAGAAATAGAAAAAGGTTTCATTCCGGAAGACATTGGGATATTAAATAAAAATGTGCAAATATATAGTCCAATTAAAAATACTGAAACACTAATAATCGACATAGGTTTATTTAAAAATGTTAAAAATTCTTTGGAAACGTCATCTAATGTATTCGCAACATCTCCATCTTTTAATGCATAATAACCAAAAATCGAAACTAACAGAATAAATATAAAAAATAAAGTATCGATGGAACGACTTACGTTATTTGTTTGCGAACGGAATAAATATCGGAAAATAAAATTAGCAAATAAAAAACTGCCTAAAAACCATAATATAACAGTTACATTTGATTTATTAAAAATAGTATCAATAAAATCAGAAAATTCCTTTTTCTCTAAATCAATATCATCTGATACGGACTCATCTGTTTTTTTATCTACAACGTTATTAGAAGCATCTACAACGTTATTAGAAGCATCTACAACGTTATTAGAAGCATCTACAATATTTGTTGTATTATTAGAAATATCTATAGAAGTAGTAGTCATTTGTTATATATAATAGTAAATTATATTTTTTTACGATAAAATAAACAGTATACCATAGGGGTGATTAAATCCTTAGTTTCCATTAATTCTACAATATTATCATCATAATGTACCCATTGATTAGTTATATTTTTAACAGCTGCTGTATAGTGACCTGAGTTTAAATTGCCTCGATGATTACAAATACCAAACAATTCATATTTATAACTATTTGGATTATAACCATTTACGTATTTTGTTAAATCCAAATCATCTATCGGAATATCAATCATATTATTAATACGACGTAAACCATCAATACTAAATCTTTTTAAAATAATAGTAATTACATTGGGAAAATTAAAGAATTTTATTTGTTTTCTAATATCTTCTTTTTTATTTGTTTTTTCATTAAACCAAGCATTTTCACCTTCTAATATTTCCGGTTTACAATATAGGTCAAAACAATCATATAAATTTTTCGCACTACTTTCATGAACATTAATTGGTAAATCAATTATAAAATACTGTTCAGGACGAATACTATGACTAATTTTATCATCAATACTTCTTATTTCTGAATAATAAATACCATAGAATGTGCTCATAATTTCCGAATATTCTTTGTGGTAAGTATATTTTAACATATTATAACATTCTTTTGCTATAGCATCTACACTATTTAGGACTCTGCCTGATATTTTCATATCTACTGAACGAGAAATGCTATTATGTAAACAATCCATAAAAAACATTAAAAACTCAGGCATATCATTTTGAGAATGTCCAGTAAATAATTCTCTTTTTTTCAATGAAGCAACTTCTTGTAATTTATTTACAAATTTAAAAGGACGTATTACGCCATTACCACTCCACATTAAATTCCGTAATTCATTCCATTCGTTGAATAATATACTATCAGGGGTATCATTTTTTATTAATATTTTGCACTTATCGGAATTGAAAAATTCATTTAAATTATATACTTGTTTAACTACTTGTAAGCAAGAATTTAAAAAACATGTATTTCCTATATTTTCTAATCCAATTAAACCTTTATTTATATATGTTGAAGTGTCTATAGACATTGGTAATTATAATATTATATTAATTTAAAGTTATCTTTATATAATTAATATATAAATGGATAGTCCATTTACTCGAAGAAATTCAGTAGATGACACATATAATTATAATGAACAATATATTAATGTAAGTAATACGTATTTGAGGTTATTAAATTCTATAACAGATAATTATAGTAATAATATACAAGCATATCAAACATTAATGGAACGTTGTTTAACCATGGGGTTTCAAACACAAATGAATGTTTATCGGTTAGCCCACTTAAACCAACGTGGTTTAGACCCTACTATTTTTCCACAACAAATACCACAACCAATAGTACCTGATACTACCTATACACAAAATTCACCAATAGATACAACACCTATTCGTAGTTCAATTATAAGAAATACTCGTTATAGGAATCCTCCTATTAGAAGACAAAATAGTATTAGTCGTAGACGATATACAGAAGATACACCAATTATTCCAAATCCGTTTTATACTCATTTAATTTTTCCATATGATGATGTTGTAGTTAGTCCTACTAATAGAGAAATTGAAATTGCTACTACTGTTTTAAATTATACTAGTCATAATTGGGAATATGACCAACATACATGTCCCATTAGTTTAGAACAATTTGAAGAACATTGTGAAATTAGACGAATAAATGTGTGTGGACATATTTTTAAAAAGGCAAATATTGACCGATGGTTTGAACGAAACGTACATTGTCCCGTTTGTCGACATGATATACGAAATAATGAATCTGAAGCTGAACCTGAATCCGAACCTGAATCCGAACCTGAACCTGAACCTGAACCTGAACCCGAACATGAACCTGAATCACCTGTGTCTGAGTCGCTTAATCACGAACCGGATAGTGAGATTGACCTTGATGAAATTCTTAATTCTATTTTAACCGAGAATGATGAATTACCGTTTTTTGATGATTCTTCTAATATTATTCTTAATGAAGACACCCTCGATGGTTATCAATATCATAATCAATATCATAATCAAAATAATAATTCAATATATTCGTCTATTAATTTGTTCGATATTATAAATAATGAATGGGATACTCATAGTCAATTTATATACGGAAATATAGATAATAATCCCCCGTTACCAGTACTAATGAATGTAGGTATTTCTCAATTGGACGTATCTAACAATCAATTTTAAAATTCAATCTTTTTATATTTATTTTCGTATAAAAACCATAAATGAGGTGGGTTTACTATATTTTTAAAAAAAATAGGTCGTCCTGTCTTATAGAAAATATCGTTTTGTTTTGTTGACCATATTTTTTGTTTTTGTATAGCAGTTTTATTTGTTTTGTATTCTTCGGCTATTAAGATTTCTCGCAAGGTAGGCGATACCATTTGTATAATATACACATAAAAAATTATATTATTTTAATTATAAATAATATAATTATCAATTTCGTTTAATTATCTTTTGAAAAAGTGTGTGATTGGTTGAATATGATTTCGTTTATTATATATTTTATTTAAAACATCATCAAACAATAACGTTTTTATTTTAGCAGACGTGATTTTTTCTTTCTTTTTCATAAATATTTCAATATCTGGAAATTCTTTTCCTAAGGTAATCATTTCTTTTTTAAAATTCTTAACAGCACTGTGTTTATTTTGATATTTCCAAATTTGTTCTAATGCTAGACCAAATAATTGTTGAAGCGGCTTCATTAACTGGTTCGTAATATAATGTGTATAATCAATTTGTAATTTATTTTGAACTATATAATCAGTTGTTTCTATTTTATCTCCCATTAATGCCTTTTTATTATCATTTACAACAAACACAAATTTCATACGGTCACCTGGTTTTGGTTTATTTCCGGGGTCTCTTTTACCGATTCGTTCTGCTAATACAGCATGACCAATTTGATTTGGATTTTTATAATAACCACGTAAAGCTTTTGTAATGGTTAATTTATCCATACTGACTTTACCATCAATTAAATTCATTAATGATTGATTTAAATATGTTATCGATTTCTGTATATCATTATCTTTCATTAAGATATTCAATATACCGCCATAAACATCTTTTAAATAATCACAAGAATCTCGTCTTTTTAAAGAGAGTCCCATAAATTTCATATAACCTTTATTTGGGTCTTCTTCATATAACATTCCAACATATCTCTTTTTGGATAATAAGATAAAAGGCATCAATGTTTTTTCATATTCTAAGTACATTGGTTGTTTTAAATAACTTGAGCATAATTGTGCTACATCTTGAGCTATTTCTATAGTAATCGCAAGAGCATCTTGCCCCTTAATCTTTTCGCCTGTATCAGGATGTTCTAAATTAAATGTAAAGAATACACTATCTGTATCACCGTATACATATTCAGCACGTGTTCGTACCTTTCCGTGGTCAATTGTATCATATATCATATTACCATATACTTGTTCTACCATTTTTTTAGCATAAATGATCATCATTCGACCAGTTGCGGTTGTAGATGCAGCAACGTCTTTTTCAAAGAATGTAGATGTTTTTGAACCACATTGACCATACAATGAATTCGCAGTTACCTTATAACCTAATTGTCTTTTATCTAAGATATTTTGCATAAATGGGTCCTTTTCAGTTTTAATCATTTTACGAGTATCTTTACGAGCTTTTAATAATTCTTCCAAAATAGAAGGCATGATTGATTTTTGATTATCAGGTAATTGTGCCCATCTGCATATTTTCTTTCCACATACAATTTTTTCGGCTGCTGCGGCCGGGTGTTTACGAACGTATTTATATGTATCGAACTCAATATCAATATATTGAAATTCAGGTAAATTATCATATATAAATCTTCCACGACTATCTCTTTCACCTGTAATTCTTTTCATATTACCATCTAAATCATATTCTTTAGACCACACCTTACTATCATGTGAATAATTTTGGCTAATCATTGATGATGGATATAGTGAAGAATAATCTACACAAGCTACTGGATTATCCATATACATAGAACATTTTGGAGGTAATACAATAGCACCTTCATACCCACTATTATCGTTTGATTTTTCAACATCAGGCATTAATGTATCTTTTTCTCGACATTTTTTCGCAACATAACTGGTAAGTTTAATCCCCTGTCCACGAAATACTAGAAAACTAATAGGAACACTACAAATACTAGACATCTCAACATATCCTGTAATTACATCGATCTTGTTCATCAAATGATGGACAAGGTTACAATCCTGAATACAGTATTTCGCAACAATTGCGCGGTCTTTTGAATCTCCGTTAGTTAATCTGAAAATATCTTGAGGAGTTACATCATCCTTCGCCATACCCCATTTCAATGATTTACTTTGGTCAATATCATAATGACCTTTTATAATAATCACATTGTACGTGTTTGTTTTATCTTTTTCAATTACTTCTTTATCACGAATAATATCTTTTACAATAAACTTGCGACCATTATCATAATAATCTGAAGTAAATCCAATTAATTCAATATGAATAAAATCACCTACATGTAAACCCATTAAATTTTTACTGTATAATTCAGTTACTTTACCGTATTCTTCATGTTCAGTATATTGAATTTTCTTAATATCATCACTAATAAATTCACCGGCTACATCATCCAATTTATAAGAAGATAGATTAAAATCACGTCGGAAATAAGCATACATATCAATCTGTAACCGCCCCGATATCTTTGGATAGCGTAAGTCATAATCACCGCTTGCTAATACAATCTTTGTATTTTCTAAAGACACATTATTAGCATCAGTTTGTTTCGCACAAAATTCTCCTATTTTACGAGAAAGTAAGAGGAATTCTTTATCACAATTTAATTCTAAGGAACGACGAAACATGAACTCATAATCAAACCCAAATATATTATAACCAATAATAATATCTGGATTTTCTTTCTGGATTAATTCTGCCCATTGCAATAATAAATCTTTTTCCTTATCTACGCTTACAATCTCAATATTATCTATTTCATCACATGTATCCAATACTAAACAATGGTTCAAATATGGCTCTTTTTCGCCATATTTCATAAAGGTAGAACCGATAAACGTCACCTTATCGCCTTCTAATTGTGGAAATAATTTGGTCAAAACTTCATTCGCAATGTTAACCGTTTCGTCTCTAGTATAATTATCGTCAAATAATACGTCAATAATAGTTGCATTTTTATTTACCTTTGTCTTTTTTTCATGTTTTTTATAACTATATTCTACTTCATTATTACCTTCATTATCACCATCACCTGCATCATTACCACCAATTGGTTCAAACATTTCGTCAATGGTTAATAAATAAGAATTATCCTCTTCTGTATTTGCTTTTTTCGCAACATCCAATGATTTATTTAATAATATTTCAATTCGATTATTTAAATGTTCTTCACTTATACGTCTTTTTGGATAGACCAAATCTATATTTTGGTAAGTATCATAATTGAATGCCGCATTAATTACTTTTGCTATTAGCGTTTTTGTATTATCCTCATCTAAAAATGTTTTTTGTTTCAAAAAGCTATCCACCAAATTCATAGCCAACCGCTTATAATCTTTTTGAGGTAATGGAAAATCACCATGACTACTACTAGCCTCAATATCAAAACTACATATTTTATAAGGCACGATTGTTTCCTTATCAGTTTCGGGCATGAGATTTTTTAAAGAGCAAATATATTCATAATTGCATGTAGTGGTTTTATAATCTAATTTTAATACTTTGTTTAATTTAAAAGAAACCCATCCGGATGGACTAATATGATTAATATGAAAATAACGCAATAGGGGAGGAATATTACTTTCATACAATTCAATATCAATATCTTTGTATGTTAAATTTTCTCTTTTTCTTTCACCAGTTGAATAAGAATACCATAGACCTTTTACTTTATTCATGGAAGCCAGATTTTGAAATTCCAATCGAATAAATCGTTCTTTTTGACCAGCAGTAAAACCATACAATTTATTATGTTCAACAAATTCAGATGAAATAATACAATCTTGGTAATATCTAGGTAATTTTTTTTGTATTTGTTGAATCAATCCAAATTTATCACCATCTGTCCAATCTTTACCAACCTTAACATAAAAGAACGGCATATAATCATTTACATATAAGCAACATGTTTCTCCTGTTTCATTAATACCAAACATTTGTATTACAAAACTTTTATTATTTGTATATTTATCATTGGAATCGGTTGAACTATCATCATCATTACAAGAATCATCATCATAAAAATTGAATTCAATTAAACGGAATGATTTAGTAATGGTTGCATTTTTGTTGACCCTAAGCTTCTTTGTTTTACCAGACATTATATTATTAATATAAGTGTTTTTAGATTATTATAAAATTATTTGTATAATAATATTCAATTTTTCATTAGGGTCTTTGTCCATTTCATTAAATCTTTTATATTTCGACCACCATTATAATTTGTAAACTTATTATTTTTTATAGAACCAACGGTAGGATATCCATTAACGCTAATATCATCGACTTCATATTTATCTTTTAAAGAATTAATTCCTTCTTCTTGATTATCACTATTAATTTCGACCACATCATATTTATTATCATCTATTTGTTGTACCATATCATCCCAAATCGGACGTAAAGCTTGACAATGTCCACACCATTCTGCAAATATTAATACTATTGCGATTTTATTGTCTTTAGTATCCTTTTTTATAGTATCTTTATTATCATTTATATCACTTATATCACGATTTTGTATTAATAACCTATAATAAGTATCATACTTAGAGTGATTTTTTTTTAGATTACCTGCCGACATTTTCTTAAAGGCTATTCGTTTATTTGACTTTCGTTTGTTTTTAACACCCTTATTACGTTGGGTTTTTCTTTTTATTTTTAGTAATTTACTTTTTTTCGTATAAACCATATAGTATATAAAAAGAATTTAAATAATCTATTGAATTTAAATATTATTCTAAATAAAATCCTCAATAATATATATAACAATATGCAACATATACAACTTTTACTCATTCTATTTTTATTATTAACATTTTTAGCAGGAATGTATTGTACTGTCTATTTAATACCTATTTCTACTGAATCTATGTCTAATGAAAAAGAAGAACAAACGAACAATTGTCCTGATTTATTAATACAAAAAGGTACAACTATTTTATTATACAACACCAAACAAAAATTAATTCCAGGCACAAACCCTATGCCTTTTTATAATTTAGATGAATATATCAATTATTTAGAAATACAGAAAAAGAACGGTATCGATTGCCCTATTTTGTTTTTACAACAAGAAACCACTACACAAGGTAATGACGTTTATCGCGTTAGACCCAGTCCATTTGAATTAGAAGGTGGATTACAAACTGTTCCTACTAGTAATACAAAAACAAATGATAACGATTTATATTCTGGGTTTGATTCTCACGGTCAAAATCAAGGTATACGTTCTTTTTTAGATGATATTCATGAATCTACTATGAATGCGAAACATAGTGATAATCCAATGGACCCAAATTGGGGAGGCGTTACACATACACAAAAAATGATTGAAAGTGGTAAATATGATGAAAATCAAGTATCAAAACCTAGTTTATTTAATCCCAAGGTAAGTTATAATCCTTCTGTATCAGGATTATTACCACCAGCACGTGATATTTTAGAGTAAATATTTTTTTATATTATCTATTATTGTTTTAGATATTTTTCGTTTTTTCCCATTTGTTTCTATTTGCATGTTATCTAATCCAGTAGGATCAGCTTTCATCGTTGATATAAAATCAGGAAAATCTTTGAAATTTTTCATTATTGTTATGGCTGTAATTGAACTGATTCCAGGAATTTGGCACAATATAATTTCACCAATATTTTCCCGAGTGATATTGTCTTTTTTTGTCTTTTTCACAAAATTACAATAATTTTGAGCATCTGGATTTGCTTTAAAAACATTTGTTTCACTTTTTTCAATCGACTCTTCATCTGTATTTTCTTTTTCATTAAAAATACAATGAAAGGGGGCGGTTAAATAGTATGGAACTATGCCTTTTATAAAATTTCTCTCTATTTTCATAGCCATAAACAATAACCATTCTGCACTATCTATTACACTTGATGTTCTATGAACAGAAAATCCTTTGAAATATTGTAAACTTGTTGTTGTAGAATACAATAATTTTTTCTGTGTTTTATCTAATTGAGAAACGATTCCTTCTAACAAATAAATTATAGAATGTGGCGGCATATTAGTAGTATGTAATAATCGATGGGATTGTTCATCATACCGTCCATCTTTTATGGATGCGAATAAATCTCCGAACGTTTTTCGTTCTATGACCATAACCTCCTTATTATCATCTGTTTTTAGAATAATATCTCCAATTGGTAATACTTCCTTTATTAATTCAACACAAATTGCTTTTTCTTGAGATAATATTAAAGAGTAACATTTCTCATATAGTGCAGTTTCGCGCTCATCTATAATTAACTTCATATTAATAAATTAAATTAAGGTTTTCATATATTCTTTTTTTGATAAATATAAAATTGAATAATATAAATACATTTTATCGATTATAAATAAGTATGATGGACGACGACATTCGAGTTGAAAAGAATAGTAATGGTATTGAAACATATATTTTTGACCCATATAATCCAGTAAACATTCCAATAACGGAAGATGATATTAAAGGAATATTAAGGCGATATAGTATTAATATTCCGATCTTTAATTATGAATTATATAAACGAGCATTTATTCATCGCTCATATATTCGGCGTCCAAATTTAGAAAATGAAGCAAATAATATAGTCATTGTTGAAAAGCCCAACGATTGTTTACCTTTATATACAAAGTCGAATGAACGTTTAGAATTTGTCGGCGATGGTGTTTTAGAATGCATTACCAAATTTTATCTATATCGTCGTTTTCCCAAAGAAAATGAAGGCTTTATGACGGAAAAGAAAATCGCATTGGTTAAAAATGAATCTATTGGGCGAATGGCTTATGAAATGGGAATGCATAAATGGTTAATCTTATCAAAACATGCCGAAGGAAAACAAATT